GCCAACAGCAACAGCATTTCCAAATGATAGCGCAGATCGATATGAAGGTATGCTAGTTGTACGTTCAGAACTTAGAAGCGTATGTTCGCATCATCACCAGCCAGTAGCTGGTACAGCATACATTGGTATTATTGCAGCAGAAAAACTAATTGGTCTAAGTAAGTACACTAGAATTGCACAATGGTGTGCAAGACGTGGTACGCTACAAGAAGAACTTGCAAATGACATTACTAAAGAGATTCAAAGAGCAACTAATGCAGAACACTTAGGTGTTTACATTCAAGCAACACATGGGTGTTGTGAGAACAGAGGCATTATGGCAAATAGTAGTCTTACACAGACAACTGTTTTAAAAGGTGCTTTTAAAGATGATCCAGGTACAAAGAAAGAGTTCTTTGACAACATTAAATTACAACAGGAGTTTAGCTGCTAATGAAATTACGTTATAGCGAAGCATTTTATAGTGTACAAGGTGAAGGCAAGTTTGTAGGGGTACCTAGTGTATTCTTACGTACCTTTGGTTGTAACTTCCGTTGTATGAACTTTGGACTTGGACGTGATGCACCTAGTCGTGCAGAAAACCAAGCAAACGGTATTAAGCATAATCCTGAAGTAGCGGACTTAATTGCTAAAGAAGTACATAAAACAACAACAGATTTTAATGACTTGCCTATTATACACACTGGTTGTGATACGTATGCAAGCATCTATCCTGAGTTTAAGAAACTAATGATGGATAGGACTGTAGACGAAGTTGTTGAACATTTATTATCACTTACTCCAGAGGGTAAGTGGACAATGGACAATGGACAGGATGTACACTTAATATTTACCGGAGGTGAACCTTTGTTAGGGTGGCAGAGATTCTATACCGAATTATTAGACCACCCACGTATGCAGGACTTAAAAAATGTTACATTTGAAACAAATACTTCTCAAAAGCTACGAGACGACTTTAGAGACTTTATCAGCGGCCAAGAACGATTTGAAGTTACTTGGAGTTGTTCCCCAAAACTTAGTGTCAGCGGAGAATCTTGGGAGGACGCTATTAACCCTGATATTGCTAGTGAGTATAACAATGTTCATGGTAGTAAACTTTATCTTAAGTTTGTTGTGGCTGACAGTGTGGACGTTGACGAAGTTAAAAAAGCTGTTGCTGAGTACAGGGGCGCCGGGATCGAGTGTCCGGTATATCTTATGCCGATGGGAGGACGCTCTGAAGAGTACACGCTCAACGTTAAAGAAGTTGCCGAGCTTTGCATGGCGCAAGGTTGGAGATTCACCCCAAGGCTCCATATCGACTTATTCGGCAATGCATGGGGGACTTAGTCCACATGAAGTTGATGAAATTAAAAATAAACAATACAAACCCGTCGACAATGACAATTTGGAAAAACGGGTAAGGGAGGCAGGACTATGAGTAACTGGAATAAAATAAAACAAGCATTAGGTGTACAACCTAAGATATTAAAAGACGAAGTCGAAGGGTATACTAATACTAAAAAGACATCCGAAGATATTCGACGTGAAGCACTTGAATCAGAGAAAGTTGAAGCAACTAAACAAGGCAAGCCTTGGGTTGCTGTACTAGATACACAAATTAATCCAGATGACATAAAGAACGGTTTCTTTGAAATCGATTGGAACAATGAGTTTATTGAACAACTTCTTGATGCAGGATACAAAGGCGAAACAAATGAAGCTATTGTAGATGCTTGGTTCCAAACTTTAATTAGGCAAATGCTTGGTGAAGAAGGACAATCAACAGATGCACAAGCGGGCTACATTAACGTAGTGCCAATCGATAAAGGCAAAAGCGAAGTATCTTAATACTTGACAACAGCCAGTTCTGGTGTTATAATAGTACTATAAATTACACAAAGGCAAACTAATGGCAACTTACATTCTAGTAGACACAGCAAACACGTTCTTTCGTGCAAGACACGTAGTACGTGGTGATATCGACACTAAAGTTGGTATGGCTATGCATATTACACTTAACAGCGTAAAGAAGGCTTGGCAAGACTTTAACGGCACTCATGTTGTATTTTGTTTAGAAGGTCGTAGCTGGCGTAAAGACTTCTACTTGCCGTACAAGCGTAACAGGCAAGTTGCTCGTGATAAGATGACCGTTGTTGAGAGTGAAGAAGATACAGTGTTTTGGGAGATATTTGATGAGTTTAAAAACTTTGTATCTGACAAGACTAACTGTACTGTTATGCGACACAGACAACTAGAAGCAGATGATCTTATTGCAGGTTGGGTACAAGCACACCCTAATGATAAACATGTTATTATTAGTACAGACGGTGACTTTGCACAACTTATTGCGCCTAACTGTACACAATATAGTGGCATACAAGACTTGACTATTACACACGAAGGCTACTTTGATAAGAAAGGTAATCATGTAATTGACAAGAAGACTAAAGAAGCAAAGCCTGCACCTGATCCTGACTTTATGTTGTTTGAGAAGTGCATGCGTGGCGACACTAGTGATAATGTGTTTAGTGCTTACCCCGGTGTACGTAAGAAAGGCACTAAGAACAAGGTCGGTCTTATTGAAGCATATGCAGACAAAGGCACTAAAGGCTACAACTGGAATAACATGATGCTACAACGTTGGACTGATCATGAAGGCGAAGAACATCGTGTACTTGATGATTATAATCGCAACGTAGTACTATGTGACTTGACAGCACAGCCTGCAGACATACGTGCTATTATAGATGAAACAATTAACGAAGCAACAGAGAATCCTAAAGAGATAGCACAAGTAGGCATGCGCCTTATGAAGTTCTGTGCTAAGTGGGACATGCAACGTATTGCTGATCAAGCACAATACTATGCAGAACCGTTACAAGCGAGATATATCAAATGATTAAAAAAGCAAAAACAATTTTAAAAGATAAGTTTTGGATCGTTGAAGAAGCAGGTCAGAATGTAGGCACACTAAGTTTTAATGACGAAAAATTTATGTTCTCTGCAAGTAGTGGTGTTGCGTTTTTTGATAACAAAACACAACTAAAGAGCGAACTTGGACTTACTATCTTTGACAAAGACAATACAGTTAAGTTAGAAACTGAAAAAGAGATTTATGGATTTCCAACTAGTACAACTCCTTACAATGTAATCTATGATGTACATCGTAAGTTTGCTTTATTTACAAAAAGTATTAAGAGTAAGAGCTTGTATTGTGCAGGATACTACATTATACAGTTTGACAAAGGATGGGTAAAGAGCTTTTGTCCTAAGTTAATAACACTAGAACGTTACAATTATAAAGGTCCGTTTAAGAACGATCTTACAATGCGACAGGAATTATCAAATGCCAACCAACAAGATTGATCCTATAAACACGTTCCCAGTACAACAGTTTATTCAAACTGTTAAAGGTGCAGACGCTAGTAGGGCAAAAGAAGTTAGGTTAGACATTGATAGTGCTAAAAGACTTGCGTTTACTCTAGGCGAAGTGATGTCTCGACTTAACGGTGACATGGAACAGTTTATTAAAGACCATGTACAAAGCATTGATAATGAGCCCGTACAGGTTCAATTAGACGGTGGTTCCGAATGGAAATAAGTACGTAGTTAATATAAAAAAGAGATAAATATATACGTAGTTAATTAAGGTACGTATATATGAGTAGACCAAAACCAAATGTATTATTAGAATACACTAACAAAAAGAATTATAGATGTGAGCAGATCTTAGATGCTGAAGCTATCTGGGCTGTATTCTATAAAGAAAACCCTTTCAATTTAAAAAGTTCAAACGCTTTAACTAATTATCCTGGACCTAAATATAAGAAAACTAGCTTTTCTAATCCAGGACATGCACACAATTTAGCAAGTAAACTTAACGAGCTCTTTAACTGTAGTGACTTTAAAGTCTATAAGTTACAAGCAGGCGATGTCGTGACTGAATGAACTGGAAAGAAACCTATACCAAGTTATTCCTTAAAGAGTTAGATCAGAGTTATAACGAACTAGCGGTTAAAGAGTATTTGCCGTTATGGTGGCACAACACACGAAATAAAGCTGAAGGTGGACTTAGACTTACAGAAGCAGGTATGGATGTGCTAACAAAGATTGAGTTAGCTACATACGACATACCTTTCCCGGCCGATATGCCATTTACTACACAAGTAATCATATTCCTAGATAAATTTATTGATTGTCCATACTACATAGGACACAAAGGTATTCAAGTTACCCATCAAAAGAAAGCGGTCGAATTAACTCTTTTCTCAGGTGATATGCGCAAGTACGGACTTAGCAAAGCACTTAATCGACAAAATAAAGATCAAAATAATTAAAGAAACCGGTTGACTTTTAGCGAGTTGGAGTGTATACTATATGTATAGTTAGAAATTAAGCACTGATAACTCAAAAGAGGTAATACAAGATGGAAAATACAATCACTAGAACGGTTTCACCAAACGGCGCAAAAAATAGCATCAAGCATGCTCTTAAGAAGAAGCGTCCGATCTTTTTGTGGGGGCCTCCAGGTATTGGTAAGTCTGACATTGTAGGACAAATTACAGACGGGTTTTCAAACTCGCATTTAATTGACATTCGCTTGTCGCTTTGGGAACCTACAGATATTAAAGGTATTCCATACTTCGACAGCAACTCAGGTACAATGGTGTGGGGCGCACCTAGCGAACTTCCAACAGAAGAGTTTGCTGCACAATACGATCACATTGTATTGTTCTTAGACGAAATGAACTCAGCGGCACCAAGTGTGCAAGCAGCTGCATATCAGCTAATTCTTAATCGTCGTGTAGGAACTTACAAGTTACCAGACAATGTAATGATTGTTGCTGCTGGTAATAGAGAAGCTGACAAAGGCGTTACGTATAGAATGCCTGCTCCGTTAGCAAACCGTTTTATCCACTTAGAACTTACAGTTGACTTTGGTGACTGGTTCCAGTGGGCTGTTGATAACAACATCCACAAAGATGTTGTAGGATACTTGACTTTTGCAAAGAAAGACTTGTACGACTTCGATCCACGTAGTTCGTCACGTTCTTTTGCAACACCCCGTTCATGGTCGTTTGTAAGCGAATTGCTTGAAGACGAGCTAGACGAAACCACTACTACAGACTTAGTAAGTGGATCAGTAGGAGAAGGCTTGGCTGTCAAGTTTATGGCACACCGCAAGGTTGCGTCAAGGATGCCTAATCCAACTGATATTTTAGCAGGAAAAGTTACGGAGATGGCCAGTAAAGAAATCAGTGCTATGTATTCCCTCACTGTGTCATTGTGTTATGAGCTACAAGAAGCTGATAAGAAACGTGACAAAGACTTCGATAAGAAAGTCAACAATTTCCTGCGCTTTTCAATGGATAACTTTGATACTGAATTAGTTGTAATGGGCATTAAGCTCGCACTTACTCAGTACTCATTGCCCATTGATCCAGACGCTGTTGAATGCTTTGATGAATTCCATGAACGTTATGGTAAGTACATTAAGGCTGCACAGGGTTCTTAAGCAAAAAGATAGGGCGAGTTTAACTCGCTCTATCACCTTTTGTGGTTGACAAACAACTCAGAATCTAGTATAATAGTTATATAAATTAGAAAGGACATAGCAGATGAGCGTAGAAGGTAAGAAGCACTGGCAACCAGATCCAGACATTACTCCAGAAGCATTAGCTGAAATGCGTGTAGAAGTTCTAGATCGCATTATCGTTGCACGAGTAGGCTTACTACTAAAGCATCCTTTCTTTGGTAATATGGCTACACGTTTACAAATTAAAAGTGCAGATGATTGGTTAGGCACAGCGGCTGTAGATGGTCGAAACTTATACTTCAACACTCAGTTCTTTAACTCAATGGATAATAAAGAGATTGAGTTTGTTATTGCACACGAAATTTTACATTGTGTATTTGATCACTTAGAACGTAGAACATGGCAAGACCGTAACTTAGACGCTATGCTGTCTAACATTGCACAAGACTACGTTGTAAACAATATCCTTGTACGAGATAGCATTGGCCATAAGCCTAAGCTAGTCGAATGTTATCAAGACTTTAAATACGAAAACTGGACTTCAGAAGAAGTTTATGACGACTTGTTTGAAAAGTATGATGAAGACGAGCTTAAACAACTAGGTGAATTATTAGACGAACACCTTGACTGGACTGACGGCGATAACGAATCTAACAAAGGTCCGAAAGGCGACAAAGATGGTGAAGGACGTCCAACTTATACAAAAGAAGAACTTAAAAAGATACGTGACGAAATTAAAGAGAATATGGTTTCAGCAGCACAAAGTGCAGGTGCTGGCAATATTCCTAAAGGCGTAGATAGATTAATTAAAGATCTTACAGAGCCTAAAATGAACTGGCGTGAAATACTACGTCAGCAAATACAATCAACTATTAAAAGTGATTATACATTTAGTCGTCCTTCACGCAAAGGACAAATGAGTGGTGCTATACTACCAGGTATGAATTTTGCTGAAACAATAGATCTTTGTATTGCAATTGACATGAGTGGTTC